TGAAGCTAAAGAAGAAGTAAAAGACGAAAGAGAAGAATATAGCGATGGAGTTAAAAAAAGAATTGATCGTTTAACTTATAAAATTCGTGAAGCAGAACGAAGAGAACAAGCGGCAGTTCAGTTTGCTCAAAAGATTAAAGAAGAAAAAGATTCTCTTGAAGGTAAATTTAAAGAATTAGATGACGGATACGTTAATGAGTTTACAGGAAGAGTACAATCTCAATTAGAATCAGCAAAAAACAATTTAAAAAATGCTGTAGCTAAAGGAGATATTGATGCTCAAGTAAGTGCTAATCAGCTTCTTGCTAAGTTAGCAATTGAAGAAGAACGTATTAAAGCTACTGAAGTACAAAGAAAAACCACCGCTGATCAAGCAGATAACGCTGGACAAGTAGTGCAACAACCTGTACAAAATAATGTAGCGACACCGAAACCAGACCCTCGTGCTGAAGCTTGGGCTGAAAAGAACGAATGGTTTGGTAAAGATGAAACAATGACTTATGCTTCATTCGGTATCCACAAAAAACTTGTCGAACAAGAAGGATATGATCCTACTTCAGATGAGTATTATGATGAAGTTGATAAACGCATCAGAACAGAATTCCCTCACAAATTTAACGATGGTGGGGAAGTCCAGGGAAGCAACAAACCCGTTCAGACTGTTGCATCCGCTACTAGGACCTCAAGAACTGGACGCAAAACTGTTAGACTCACACCCTCTCAGGTAGCAATAGCTAAAAAATTAGGTGTGCCACTAGAAGAATATGCGAAATACGTGAAGGAGTAATGCATATGAATGATATAACAAAAGAAACAAACAATAAGACTCCACGCGCTGCTCAATCCAGAGAACAAACGACTCGAAGGAAACCTTGGGCACCCCCGTCATCACTTGATGCACCGCCTGCACCAGATGGGTATAAACACAGATGGATAAGAGCCGAAACTTTAGGGCAAGAAGATAACAAAAATCTTTCTGCTCGATTAAGAGAAGGCTTTGAACTTGTAAGAGCAGATGCTCATTCAGCTTCATATCCAACTATACAGGAAGGCAAATATAAAGGTGTAATAGGAGTTGGTGGTTTAATACTAGCTAAGATTCCAGAAGAAATCGTAGCAGAGCGTAAAGCTTATTTCGAACAACAAACACGAGATAAGGAAACAGCTTTAGAAAACGATCTCTTAAGAGAACAACACCCTAGTATGCCAATCAGTAAACCTGAAAGGCAAAGTCGTGTAACCTTCGGTGGTAACAGAAAAGACGATTAAATTTTTTCTGCCATCGGACTAACTATATAAATGGAGACATAACAAGATGGCAAATAAAGACGCAGCTTTCGGTTTTAAACCGGTAAGACATCTTAGTGGTGGGGAAGTAAGAACAAACGAATACAAAATTGCAGCGAACTACGGCACATCGATCTATCAAGGTCAAGCTGTTCTTGCCGTGACTGCTGGTGGTATTGAAGCCGCAGCAGCAGGTAACGTAGTTTTAGGTATTTTTGGTGGATGTTTTTTCACACACCCTACTACTGGTAAACCAACATTTAGCAATCATTATCCAGCAAGCACAAATGCTTCTGATATTGTTGCATTTGTGTACGACGATCCAAGAATCGTCTTCGAAGTCCAACATGATGGAACTGGTACAGCAGCTATGAACTTTGGTGGTTTTGATCTAGTCAATACAGGTGGAAGTGACCTTTCTGGCAGATCAACTCAAGAGTTAGATACTTCTACAGTAACAACATCCGGACAATTTAAACAAATTGGTATTTCTAAGGATCCAAGCAACAGTGATACAGGTGCAGCAAACGTTAATGTTTACGTTATACCTAACACTGGTGAGCATTCTTATTTATTAACCACAGCATTAGCGTAATAGGAGAATAACATGGCAATATCTAGATCACAATTGGTCAAAGAACTTGAACCAGGCCTTAACGCTTTGTTTGGGTTAGAGTATGACCGATATGAAAACCAGCACACAGAAATTTTTGATACAGAAACTTCTGATCGTGCATTTGAAGAAGAAGTAATGCTTTCCGGTTTCGGTTCAGCACAGGTAAAACCAGAAGGTGGATCAGTTAATTTTGATGACGCTACTGAGTCTTTCACTGCTCGCTATACACACGAAACTGTAGCATTAGCTTTCGCAATTACTGAGGAAGCCGTAGAGGATAACCTTTATGACAAAATCAGTTCTCGTTACACTAAGGCATTAGCCCGTTCAATGAGTAACGCCAAGCAAGTTAAAGCAGCTAACGTATTAAATAATGCGTTTAACAGTAGCTTTACAGGTGGAGATGGTATAGAGCTTTGTGCTACTGACCACCCTACAACTGGCGGAACTGTATCGAATGAGTTAGCTACTGCAGCTGATCTTAACGAGACATCTCTTGAGCAAGCGTTAATTGACATTGCTGGAATTACTGATGACAGAGGCTTAAAAGTCGCTCTTAACGGTAGTAAATTAATTATTCCAGTTAATCTTCAATTCACTGCTGAAAGACTTATGAAGTCTAATCAAAGAGTAGGAACTTCAGATAACGATATCAACGCAGTTGGAAGCATGGGAATGATTCCACAAGGTTACGTAGTAAATAACTACTTAACTGATACAGACGCGTTCTTTATCAAGACTGATGCACCTAACGGGTTAAAGCACTTTCAAAGAGCAGCCATCCAAACTAAAATGGAAGGCGACTTTGAAACAGGCAACGTGAAATACAAAGCTAGAGAGAGATATTCATTTGGATTCTCAGACTTTAGAGGTATTTTCGGTTCCCCTGGAGCATAATAAACTTTAATATGGGGGCTTCGGCCCCCATACAAAACTAGGAAAACTAATATACTGACTGACCTAGCAGACGACGTAGAGACAGTATATAAATAACTACGAGGTAAATAAAAATGGCTAATTCAACTTTTTCAGGTCCAGTTAGATCTGAAAGCACAATTAAAACAGTTAGTAAAAACACTTCTACAGGAGTGATTACTGAAATTATAACTATGGGTGATGCACCTGTAGCACTAGGTGATGAAAACAAAACTCTTGATGCAGCAACTCACAGTGGAAGAACTCTTGTAGTTCCTGCACTTGCAGCTAATAGAACAATTACTTTACCTGCCCCGGTTGCAGGTCAATCTTACAAATTAATTTACGGTGGAGCTGCAGAAGAAGCAGAAAATTTAATTATTTTAACACCTGGTAATACTAATTTTTTCATTGGCGGTATTGTTCACTTAGATTCAAATGCTGACAACGTATCTGTTTATTCAGATGGAAACTCTAACTCAAGCTTAACTCTTACAGACTTTGGTTTGTTTGAAATTAATATTTTAGCTAAAGATAGTACAAATTACTATATTTGGGGTTACCAAGAAGGTGCAGACGTACCTGCATTTGCAGATCAATAACATTAACTAAAGTGTGGGCTTCGGCCCACACTGTTTCTTAATTAAGGAGGGAAACAAATGGCAGACACAGTAACAGGACCAACAATCCTACAACAAAACGACAATCGTGTCGTAATTAAAATAGTCAATCAATCAGACGGAACAGGTTCCACTACAGTTTTTGGTGATGTATCAGCATTGACTGCTAGACAAGATGGAACTGCAGTGGCACATTTAGGATTACTTAGAGTTTGGTATTCATGTCAAGGCGGAGATGGAGGAGACTCTTATGCTCGTTTGGATGAAGAAGATTCAGATGGTGATATTCCTATCATTGGTTTAACAGGAGCAGGTTATTGGGATTTTAGAGAATTTGGTGGAATACCAGCAGACAAGTCTAGTAATAGTAATCAAAGTGATGTTAATTTTGTGGTACCAGGAGCCGCTGATTCAGGTAACATGTATACAATAATAGCAGAGTTTCAAAAAATCTATTAATAATGATTAGGAGATCTTCTATGCCTCAACAAATATCTAAAGGTCAAAAGAAAACTTTAAAAAAACATTCTAAAAAGCATACTAAAAAACACATGTCTTCTATGAAAAAAGATATGAAAAAAGGTAAGACTTTTTCAAAAGCTCATAAAAAAGCAATGAAAAAAGTAGGTAAATAATGGCTACTTCAGGAACAAATGCATTTGATTTAGATGTCGATGAGGTAATAGAAGAGTCTTTTGAAAGATGTGGTTTAAACTCACGTTCAGGATATGATTTAAAAACGGCTAGAAGATCTTTAAATATAATGTTAGCTGAATGGTCTAATAGAGGTATTAATCTTTGGACCGTAGAACTTAGAACTCAAACTTTAACAGCTAACACAACTAACTACACTTTAGGAACAGATGTTATTGATATTTTAGAAGCTGTAGTTTTTACTGAAAATAATACAAGTAATGATATAGAAGTAGATCGTATTAGCAGAGCAGAATATCTAAATATATCTAATAAATCTACAGGAGGAACTCCAGTACAATTTTTTGTAGAAAGAAATGTTTCTGCTCCAGTTTTATATTTATACCCTACTCCGGATGGAGCGCATAGTTTTAAATATTATGCTTTGACTAAAATGCAAGATGCAGGAAATTATACTAACGAATTAGAAGTCCCTACTAGATTTTTACCATGTCTCGTTTCAGGATTAGCTTATTATCTTTCTGTTAAAAAATCTCCTGAAAGAACTCCTTTATTAAAACAAATTTATGATGAAGAATGGCAACGTGCTTCCGAAGAAGATAGACCTCGTTCTAGTTTTTATGCAACACCTGAGAGAGGCTATATCTAATGGGCCACGCAGTAGGTAAATATGCAAAAGCTATTTCAGATAGAAGTGGTATGGAATTTCCTTACAAAGAAATGGTAAAAGAATGGAATGGTTTATTCGTACATAAATCCGAGTTTGAATCTAAACATCCTCAATTAGAAAGAACCAAAAAATCTATAGATAAAGAAAGTCTTCAAAACGCAAGACCATCAAGAATTGAGCCTACCACAGTTTTTGTTGGTGGTTCTGGGTTTTTTGAATATAATGATTCAATGATACCTGAAAGTAAAGTTTCGACAATAGTTGGTGTTAATTTAGGAAAAGTTTTAGTGAGTGTATCATGACAACCTATAGTGAATTAGTTACACAGATAAGAGAGTATTGTGAAGTAGATAACACTGTTTTAACAGATGTTATTGTTAATGATTTTATTGAACACACAGAAAATAGAATATTTCGAGATGTAGACTTAGATGTTTTTAAGTCCAATCAATCCGCCAATTTAGTAGCAAGTAATGCTTTTTTATCTTTACCTGGTGGACTGACTCCAGATCCTACTTCTTTAGGTACTGTTAGAAGTGTTAATATTTTTTCAACAAGTTCCACTGTTAGATCTTTTTTGGAACAAAGAGATATAACTTATATGAATGAATATTGGCCAGATAGAACTGAAACCGCCGCTCCAAGATATTGGGCTTGGTGGGATCACAACACAATTTATGTTGCGCCTACGCCAGATCTTGCTTATAATATCGAATTAGGAATTACTAGATTACCTACAAGACTATCTTCTAGTAATACAACAAGTTTTTTAGGAAATAATGCTCCTAGTTGTTTGTTATACGGATGTCTTGCAGAAGCCTTTAAATTTTTAAAAGGCCCGGCAGAAATGCTACAATTATATGAACAATCTTATCAACGTGCTCTTCAAGAACTTGTTATTGAGCAACAAGGAAGACACAGACGAGATGAATACATGCACGGTGCTTTAAGAACACCTTTGCAATCAAAAAATCCATAAGGAGGATAAACAATGTCAATAACTCAAGCTGTTTGCACAAGTTTTAAACAAGAGTTACTTGTGGGTACGCATAATTTTACTGCAACCTCGGGTGACACTTTTAAAATCGCGCTCTACACAAGTTCAGCTTCTTTAGATGCTTCAACAACAGCATTTAGCACAAGTAATGAAGTATCTAATTCTGGAACATATAGTTCTGGTGGTGG